GGCGATCGACCAGATAGGCATATTCGCGCTCCACTTTGGTGCGCTCCTCGCTGCCTGGGACGATCACATTGGGGACCAGTGACTTGTACTCGTTCATCTCCGTCGCGACACTCGTGACCTGCCGTAGGGTCTCGCTGTGTGCCTGCTGCTCCTTCCGCCAGCCCTCTAGCAATTGCTGATCGCGGATCTCTAAGGCCTTGCCCATGGTGATCTGCTGGGCATCGACGGCGGCCTGCAGTTGCTCCCAGGTATATTTCGGCTGGGATTTCGTCTTCTCGGCTTCTTGAGCCGCGAGCCGTTCCTCCAACCGAATCCGGGCTTCGCGCTCCTGGCGCGCTTCCGCTTCTACTTGGGTGGCTTTGGCTTCAGCCGCTTTGGCCCGAGCCCAGACTTGCTTGAACCGCTCGCCGCCGGGTTCAAGAGCGTTCGGTTGGCCCTCCGCATGTTCCGTTTCATCTTGACCACCGGACTGTTCATCCGTGTGGTCGGTTGCATCGGTCTGCCCACCCGTAGCAGCCCCTGCATCGGTCGTTTCTGCGGGGCTTGAATCGGAAGATGACTGTTGTACATCGTCCAGCTCCTGTCCTTCGAGAATACTCATGGTCCCGTCCTCCTACTTATGGCGTAGTCGCCGCAGGCACTTGTGGGAGCCTGATCCCTCGCGCCGAAGCGCGAATCGCGGTGTCTTCCCATTCCCGCATAATGTCGTGAGGCAAGCCCATGATCCTGCGGAGGAGCGCCACTTGCGCCTTCGCCGCCGCGACCTGGCATTGCGCCTGCCGGCTGTCTTCATCGCGATAGGTGGTGACACAGACATCCGTCCAGTGCCCGACTTCGCGTTCCGCGTCGTTCAACATGGCTTGCAGTTGTTCCAGCAACCGGTCCCAACCTGGATGGCCTGTCAGATCCGTGGCCTTGACTGCGGCCACTTTCAAGAGCTCCAGGTTGATGGTCCGGTCCTCCTGTGAGGACTTCCGCTGAAACGCCTGGAAGTCTTTCATGGTGGGCGGCATCAACGTTTTCTCTCCGTCGGAATCTCACAGACCGAGCAATAGGGCGGCACGGTCTCGGGCTTCGTTACATGCGTCCACACGGTGTCATTGACCGGCACACGGAACAGTTCGCCATACAGGGCTTTGCATTGGGGACACCAGATCGTTGCCTCTTTTTCCATCACATCCCGCCCATGCCGGTGTTCGCGCCCCCGCCCGCTGTCGGTAAACTCTCGTCGGTTAATTGGCCTGGGCCTTGCGGTTGCGCAGTCGCGCCGCTGCCGTCGCCCTGACTCTGCTGTCCGCCGGCGCCGCCCCCACCGCCGCTCTGCATCAGCGCGAACTGTTGGGCGTGCTGCGCCATTTGCTGTTGCTCAGCCAGAATCCGTTGGAGTGTGGTCATCCATTGCTTCAGCAGGACGCGACAGCCCTGATCGAGCTGCTTGGATTCCGGCGTCATGAGAAAATCCTGGAATATTTGGAGTTGGGCTTGCGCCCCCTCTTGCGGGAGGCCCTGGGGCATCTGGCCTTGATAGATCGTCCAGACCACCTGATCGGCGGTGAGCTTCGGCTTCTTGCTGTCTTCGGAGGGCGCCAGCACGAGCTCATTCGGATCTTGTCCCAACGCGGTGACCAGTTTCTTTTCCCAGGTATAGAACGTCTCTTTATTCGCCGTCCCCATTTGGAACGTCATGCCATTGAACAGGATCGGCCCGAGCGTTTGGAGGATCTGCGCCTGACTGGCCTTGCTCGTATTGAGGCTGTTGGCTTTGAAATCGAATTGAAACCGACCACGAATCTTCGAGGGATCGTCCAACGTGCGGTAGGGATTCGAGCCTGGATGCGTCATCGAGGCAATGCGATATTGTTTCTTCGGCGGGAGAAAGGCTTGATTCAATTCATGGAACTGTTGATAAGCCTGCGCGAGTCCGGCGAAGAACCGACGTAATAAGCGCTCCGGTCGCGCATCGCCCTGTTGCAACACGCTCATCATGCCGCCGACCGTGCGGAGCGCGCTGGCCTTGCCTTGCGGGACCCGTCCGAGCTGGAGATCCCCGATCACGGTTTGCTTATCCGCCCATTGCTGTAAGAGGGCCAGGAGATTCAGCGACACGGATTGATCGGCATTCGGGATCTGCGGGAAGACCATGTCCTGACCGGGATTGCTCACCGGATAGCCTTCGCCAGGGGCGCACTTAATGACTTCCGGCCGCATCCCGGAGGCCGCGCGATACAGAAACCACGGCATATTCACGAGCGTGTTTTTATCGAGCGTCTGATCGAGAATGGCCTTGATCACATCATGGAGATGTTCGACCAGTTCCAGCATGCCGATCGCGTAGAATTGACCGGGGACGGGAATGAACCGCGCTTCCGCAAAGGGGCGACGCGGGGGCATCGCCGGGAACCGTTCATTGAGGAGGGAGACTTTGAGGAGCTTCTTCCGTTCTTTCAGGACCGTGAAAATGACATCTTCATCCAGTCCGTCATCGTTCACATCGTAGCGTCCGAAGTAGGTCAGCCGCGTCAGCGTTTTGTTCGTGGCGTCCGCATGGCCATAGGCTTGACCGGCAAGCGCGTCCCGCTGGACTTTATGCTCGCCAGGATCAGATCCGTCTTCGCCGACCGCGCTGCTTTTCGTGGGATCCTCGTCCAGCGCCTCCAGATCCGCATCAGACAGTTGATCGTAGTACCCCTGTTGGTGCAGGCGCTTGATTTCGTCCCAGGCGGGATAATCCGCCATGGTGACGTGATCGGCGCCGCCCGGATTGGACGGCCCTGGCATCTGACAATTCGTGGAGCGTGCGGGGACGACAATATCTTCGAGGGCTTTCGGGATGAAGCAGGGGCCATCATAGAGGCGCATCTCCCGTTCAGCCACCATGACGAGGCGCGCATCTTCGTCGGTATAAAACTCAATGGAGGCGTCCTGGTCCTGGTGCGACTCGTCGGTCCAGCGCACCGACCAGCCCCAGAGATCAGCGCCGGTCTTGCGCGCAAAGGACTGCGGGAAGGCCTGGGCCAGAATTTCGACCAGTTGCGCTTCGGCGGGGAGCGACGGATTCAAGGCGGGATAGGTGCGGACATCGGAAATGATGCGGTCTTCTTTAATATAGGGAATGAAGGCGATCGTGGTGCCGTCGGTCACAAAATGTTCCGCCCATTCCTGGACTCGCTCTTCGCCGGGTTGTTCCAGGAAAAATTGATAATCGAGCAGATCGTCGACCGTTTCCGCTTTCTGTTGATCGGCGGGATTGACCGCCGTGGCCCCCATGACGGGCCGTTGCGCCAGGACCGCATTGACGAGCGTATCGACGGTCTTCTGACAATCGGTCATCATCAAGGGGACATGGGCATTGCTCGCGCCGTCCCAGGGTTCCGTCTTGTGTTCCAGCCATCCGCGATATTTGGCATAGCGCTGCAGCCGCGCCTCGCTCCACTCTTGGCGATCGTCCAAGTCTTGTTGATAATCGTTGACAACTAAGTCAACAATCTTCGCTGGCACGAAGGTGAAGGTGCGGCGTCGGGAGAGGCGTGGTGGCGTGTCGGCGTCCACGGCAGCAGGAACGGGCGCATCCGTCATCGCAGGCGGGATCGGCATCACATCGGCGTCGTCCATCGGCCCTTTCGGTGTTACCTTTTGGTAACTGTTACCGTTTGGTAACATCCGATAGCATGACGAGTTCTGGATTGCAAGCACTATTTACAAATTATTTTCGCGAGGATGGGAGATACCTCCCCGTGTCCCGTTTCCACACGGTGCCGACCGCGCGCAGGCTGCGGAAATCGGGGCTCCGGTTGGCGAGGTACTTGAGCAGCGTGGGCATGTCGTCGTTTTTCTGTTTCGTGGTTTGTTTCTGGTCCTTTTCCTTCGTCAGTTTATGGTCATCGAAACAGTAGCGCTTCATCTGAAAGATGGTGCGGAGACAGCGCGGATCGACGGTGCACCGGGGCCGGTGCGTCTGGGGATCAGGCTTCAAATAGTCGTTCACCACTTGCCGGCCAGCAGCCCCGTCTTCCGCCAAGTCGAAGACCAGGCCTTCGCGTTCAAAGGCATCCTGCCAAGTCACGTCCCGCGTCACCCCAGAGGGGGAGCGGCCCATATTCGGGTCCATCACCCGCGTCACGCTCGACCACCCATAGTCCTCATCGATCGCCTGCACCCGTTCCTGCACCTCGCCCGGCGAGCCTGCGCATTCCAATTCATGGATGACCCCCCAATCATCGTTCGGATCGACCTGGACCCAGAGCAGCATATGGGGTTTGCGGGGATGCGGATCCAGGAGGCAGACGACCGGATAGGCGGGATTGCCGACGACGGGTTGCACATGCGTAAAGGCACAGACCGCGTCACTTTGACAGGTGCCGCAGCGACCCTCCTCGTTCAGAATCGTCAAGTCGACGCAGGCAAAGCACCAGACCTTCGGCACATCGGTAAAGAGCGGATGCACCCGATTCGACAAGCGCAAATTCTGCCCGTAAATCCGCCGCTGGCGCTCCGAGAGGGAGAGGGACCGTGCGAGTTCGGCCAACGCGGTTTGGTTCAAATTCTGATTATCCGTCGCAAACAAATCGAACCAGGCATAGGTCTCGTCATGCTCCTTTCCTGGTTGCGCCACTTCATAGACGCGATCGATGATCCAATCGACGGGCGTGGTCGGATCGTCCGGCCAGGTCATGGCGAGCATCATGGTCCCGTCGACCCGCTTGGCCCGCACCAAATTTTCCACCCAAATGGCTTCCTTGGGCGGTTCGTCATGCAGGATAAAATGAAAATCCCCTGAGGCGAAATCGGCGGGATCTTGATCGTAGGACATGAATTGAATGCGGGACAGCCCGCGATACTCGCCCGTGTCGGGATCGTGGTAGCGCACGTCGAGCGTGCGGGTGCGGCCCGTCCAGGAGGCCGACCAGTCGCCTTTCTGCAAACAATGCTTCGGCAGCCAGCCATAATGGCCGCGCACGCCGCCCGGTTGATCGACCCCTTGCCAATGCTCCCATTTCAATTTCGGGAGAATAATCGTTTCGAGCGTGTTGGTAATGGATTCCACCACGACGCGGCAGTTGATTGGACCGCGTAATTTTTCCCGTGGATAACTGTCTCTCAGGGAGAGGGGAATTTCGCCCGTCGCGCGAATGCAGAGTTCGACGAGGCAACTGTCCGTTTTTGAGCTACCATTCCCCCCTCCCACGCCAATAATCCGTTTCGTGCTCCGATGGATGGCTGTCGCCGTCTCGCTCACGGGCAGATAGTATTTGAGCTGATTCGTTTGCCGATCCAGTGCCTGCACCTGCAAGAGCTGATTCGTGAGCGTCAACATCTCGGCATCGGAGAGCATCGCGAGGGAGTCGGCGGTGAGACCCTGGAGCTGATCGAGAGCGGTGAGATCCATGCTTACGGGCGCGAGTAGTCGGCCGTCCTGAGTTCCAACATGACGCGGTGTAGCTCTTCGAGTCTCGCGTCGAACTGGTCCAGAATGGCCAGGAGGGCCACCGAGGGCGCGGGTGCCTCCTGCTGGAGGTGCAGGCGCAACAACGAATACGGCTCATCGTTCATGGTGGAGATTCCTTTCCTTTGTTGAGCGTCTGAGTCAACAAGGTAGCTGGCGGCACGGTCACGTCCATGGTCCGCTCCGTGAGTGAGGCTTTCAACCCGCGCCGTTGCATTTCCAGGAGCAGGAGCGGCAACGCCTGATCGAGGCTCTGTTGCTGCTGGGTACTAATAATCTGTGTCGGCTGGCCTTCGAGGAGCAAGAGTTTTTCCGTCGCAATCCCGAGCGTCACCATGACCTCTTTCAGCTTCGATTCCTCCATTAACCGCTCCAGGCGATCGCCTTCGAGCAGCCACGTCGTCACACGCTGATTGAGATATTGAACATCGCCCTTGAGTTCGTCTTTCGTATACTTCCGTTTCGGGGGCACAACGAGGGGAACGCGAGGGCCAGGGTCCGGCCCATCACGTAAAGTATCCTTCGAGGTCATCGAATACAAGAGGCTTGTCGGCTTTTTACCGCCTTTCACCATGCGAGGGGACTCCTCCTATAATCCCTGCGAGACGGCGGGGACACTTATCTTGGTATAGGTTACAGAGACCTGCTTCGGTGGGCGCCAGGACGGGCGACGGTACGGACACGCCAGCAACCGGTCTCGATACCAGGTCTCCGTCTGGCGCACCAGGGCCGCGTCGTCCCGGTCACACAGGTAGCTACGGTCCAGTTGGGTCGCCATCGCTACGGACTCCTCTCAAATCCGCGCTTGCGCCATTCGGCGTCGTAAAGCGATCTCACATTATCAGACCGACTCAGCATCTCCATGATGCCCGCGGCCGTCGTAATCGGCCTCTCCACTGTCCGATCTTCCCAATCGCTCAGGCATGCCGGGCGCAGGCAGGGATTCATCATCACATGAGACTCACGCGCAGGGTCAGATCATACGCCAGCGCGGCATAAAATTCGTCGGTATCGTTCGCCTCTTTCACGTCGAACATGGCGATCGGGTCGGGTCGTCGTCGCGGCCACGGACGCGGCGGCTCCCACGATTCCACGGGAAAACTCGCCGGGCCTGGCATGATGGAGAAATATAGCATCTCAGTCATGGCTCCCGCCGTGTTTCACGTACGGAATGTTCATTGCGTAGTCAATATTCATACCAAACGCCTAGGTGACTCCAGGATCGACGCACAACACAGAACGGCAGGATAAGTTGACAGGATGGTGGTCGTCGATCCTACGGCGATTCTGTGCGAGGAGGGACCCCTTTTGTTCGGGCGGTGCACAGGGGGGAGGAGTCCCGAGCCCAACGGGCTGGCAGGGTGTGCCAAGTGAGGGGGGCTCATCGTGTGGGATCGGATTGACTCGAACGCGGACAGGGAACTGGCTGATCAGGCTCTCCATCCTCATACCCCACGCCAATCGGCGGTTACGCCTGCCGCGCCCACGGTGCCCAGCACATGACGCACCCTGTTGAGGTGCGAGATGTGGATGATAGGCTGTTGATATATCATGGCGTCTGACCTGCCCAACGAGAGCGCATAGGTGTAAAACATGATCGTGGTCATGTTTTCAGGTTGGACGACCGATGGCATTTACGCATTCCCCTTCCCCGCTTCATCCCGTCTCCATGCCGTCACATGTACGCCAAGTGGCTACGACTGTCAAGGGCGAAATGACTTGACATGCCCTAGCTGCGGTGCTAGAGCTCTCCCGCATGGAGAACTAGTGTGAACCCCAGTGGATTATCCAGCCTAGGTTGAGTAGGCTGTGCGCAAGTTCCGCAGCTCCTGCATCCAGGCGCTGAGGACTCAGGGCTCTTGGTGGATCTCAACCGTCCATCAAGGGCCTTTCTTTTTTGTCCGGGTGTGGAGCGAAGCCCCGAAGGGATAGCGAAGCGTACTAGTACTTCTCTTTCTTTCTTTCTGAAGAAAGAATCTTCGGAGCAATGATCATGCCGAAATATCAAGTGATTGATAAATCAATACAAATCATCAACCGTACTAGTACCGTACTAGGCGTACCAGGTGGATGCCGTACTAGTACCGTCTCACCACCGTACTAGTACACTTGAGGAGGCCCTATGTGTGAGCGTTGTGTTGACTGGGACTTCAAGCATGCCGCGTGTTGGGCACCCTGTTATGTGCCGGCTGCGAAGCCGAAGGGGTGGATTCCGGCCACGCCACGCGGGGGATTCTCCGAGGAGGACTATGACGTCCAAAAGCGGGTCGATAGCTTAATGGCAATCCTGCGAAAGCAATGTCAAGAGATTGCCGCACTCAAAGCCAAGCAGGCACCGGCTCACGATTCGCGCGACAGCTTTGAGGGGGTCGTATGAGCCAAGCGGTCGTGACACGTTCCCTTGGCGGATTTTCCTTCAGCTGGGCTGACCTCCCCTTTACCGTTGATCTCTCACGCATCAAAGAATCCAGCCGCGGGACATCGGGCGAATTGGTGGTCAGGTATGTGACCGGCTCCGGCGACCCCAAGACCCTGACGCATCAAACCCTGAATCTCTTGACCAGTAAAACTAAACTAGCCAAAGAACTCCACGCTCGGCACGAGGCACCCTGGGCCTCCATGCTGGAGCAAGTCTGCGTCCTTACCCTGCGCGCCTTACGGCAAGGCGAACCGATTGAATCGCTCCTGCCCACCGAGGAGGATCATCCCGCCTGGTTTATCCTTAATCCCTTGCTCTATGACAAGAATCCCACGGTAATCTATGGCCCGGGCGACAGCATGAAATCCTATTTTAGCCTCTATCTCGGGTTGCTCTTGGCGTCAGGGGTATGTGGGCCACAGTTGAGCGTGGCCCCGACGCCGTGGAAGGTGCTCTTCCTCGATTGGGAGATGAGCGTCAAGGATGTGCGAGGACGCGTGAAGATGCTCCAGGCTGGCGATCCACGACTCAGTGGTGTGCCAGACTATCGACGGTGCTATCATCCTTTAGCGGATGAGGTCAGCGAAATTAAAAAGGCGATGGCGGAAGGTGGGTATGAAATCCTGATTCTCGATTCCCTCGCGATGGCCGCCGGCGGCACAGACCTCGAAAAAGCCGATTCGGCCATTCACTTCAATGCCGCGCTGCGCTCGCTCAACTGTACCTCGCTGATCATTGGTCACACGCCCAAACCCAATGAGGAGCAGAAAGAGCGCCATCTTTATGGCTCCGTCTTTTTCAGCAATCTGACCCGCAACTCGTGGGAATGTCGGCGAGAGGGTCAAACCATTGGCCTCTATCACCGCAAACACAATCTGGGGCCGGAGCATGACCCGCTGGGCTTTAGCCTGACTCTTGACCAGGAGTCGTGCCGCATTACCGCCGCGAGCTTAGCCGATGATGCCGTGCTCAGTCAGAGCTTGCCCTTGCAAGAACAAATCGCCATTGCACTGCAGGAGAATCCAGGCCAAACCACGAAAGAGATCGCGCTCGCGATCGGGGCGAAATATGAGAGCGTGAAATCGAAGTTGAATTACTGTAAGACGCGGTTTTGTAGTCTCAATGGGAAATGGGAGGTCGTCGCATGACGAGAGATGAGCTAGCGGAAACTTTATTTGAAGCAATGAACAGCGAACAGATCGAGCGGTAGTGGGTCAGTTTGAATATCTTTCTTGATTATTCTCTTGACATGGGGCCAATGGCCCCTTATACTCACATCATGATGATTGACCGAAAGAGCCAGCGCCGCGCGAGCCCGACGGGCCTGGCTCCTCACCGTTCGGGCGAGGAGAGAATCGTGACGAAACAAGAATACAACGTCGAATGGACTCGTCGCCGGGAGGCGTTCCGCCCACTCGCGCTTGAAAAATTGCGGCTCTGGGGGCACCCCAATCCGTGCACTGACGGCCTGACCCCATGTATTGATTTAATTGCGGGATTGTTAGCCCCAAAAATCGCTGGAGAATATGCCGACCGGCGCCTTGATCCACTAGCATTTGCGGAGACCTCAGAGGGCGCATCCTGGCGGGAGACTGTCGCGCATGCCCAAGCGGATAATTTGCTGTGTTGCCTAGAGAGAAAATAATCCTCCCCCTCCCCGTGCGAGCCCGACAGGGGGGTACCACCTCGGGCGAGAGGAGAGAATCAGGCGATTATGACCTCCACTGCGCTCAAAAAATTCCGTGCCCGTCTCGGCCTCACCCAGCGGGCGCTGGCGGCACGCCTCGGGGTGGATCGCCACACGGTCAAACGCTGGGAGATGGGCACCCGCGCCATCTCCCCCATGGCGGTCAAATTATTACAGACGCTCCGCCCCAGTTAACGGGCCTATATTTTTTCGTCGGCCCCACAAACGGCTCACCTCGGCAACGCTCCTGCCAATCGCAGCCCAAATTGTATCTGCGTCGTGCCATCGGGATGGGGCTCAAACCTCGACACGGGCCGTGAACGACTCACGCCCTCGACACACACGGCTAACAGCGCGCGACAGGCCGCGAGCAACGGCGCATAGTATCCCGTCGCAGTCGCCTCTGGCGCATTTACCAAGAGCAATGCCAGCGGACGGCGCAGGGAATGCCGCTCCGTCCAGTCTACAAGGCGCTGGAGCGAGGCGGTGAAAATCTGCCAATCATTCGACGACGGCGCATAGGCTTGTTGCATCAGCTGATCCCGCGTCGGAATGCCATGGGTGAATCGATGCAGCGGATCGTAAAACGGCTCAACCAGCCGATAGGTGAGGGAGAGAGCCACCCATGCTGGCAGCGCCGGATGGTAGGGCGCGTAAAATTCAAAACTGGTCCACGGATCGTTGAGGTACAAGCCGATCACCACGATGTCCGGCTGCAGTAGCTCGCCGTAGCGTTCCAGCGCCATCGCATATTGCGGCGCATCCCAGCCCTGCACGGAGAGATTGATGATATCCAGATCCGGCCGTCTCCGCTGCGCCACCTCCGTATAGCGCTCCTTTTCCGCGATCCCGATCCCCGAGGTCATCGAGTCGCCGATCACTAAGACCCGCGTGATGCCGTGTCGTTTGGCGCGCCATTCCGGCCCTCGGAATCCCTCACTGTTGACCCTGAACGGATGCCCATAGGTTGAGCCCACCATATTCGGCTCGTAGGTATAAAACCTGGACGGCCCATCCATCCACGTGCCCGCCAATAATCGCATGCGCACAGTATCGTAGAGTGCGGCTGGCCGCTCCAAGGGCGTGATCCAATGCGCGAGCCGGACCAGCCCTTCGACCCATAGCCCAATCCAGACCACGAGGCAGAGGAGGCTAGCTGTGCGGCGCATAGGTGCCTCGCTCATCAGAGGCCCGACGATGGAATGACAGCATAGGGACGGGCGGCTCAACCACTCCGGGAATCCTGAGCGACAGCAACCATTGCTCGTAATGGACAATCACTTTCGCCAAACTATCGAACGGGATATCTACATAATGATCGATGGCGTCGCCTTCGTAATGATTCAAAATCGCCTTCACATGCTTGATCGAATAGCCCATTTCATGAAGATAGGTGGCGAGCGTCCGGCGCAAATCATAATGCCAGAGCCCCGTCATCCGCAGCTCGCGACGGAGCAACCCCCACCGGGTGCGGACGCTGGTATCACTGAGCGGAATTGGGCCGTCGAATCCCACGGGCCCGCGTCGTTGGCCGGGAAACAGATAGGGACTCTTCGCATCCCGCCGCACCGTGAGCCACGCTTCCATCCAGCGCATCGCTTGCGGGGGCACGGGCAAATATTGCGGCTCACCGGTTTTCGTCGCGGGCTTTGTCCAGCGTCCCATTGTGCCGTAGGGCGCGAGATCACTGAGCTGCGCTGTACGAATTTCTCCCGGTCGGCAGCCGGTAAAGAGGGCCATCCCGTAGAGGGCGCGATCTCGGAGATCCGTCTCGCTCGTGGGCATGTCGAACCACTCCAAGAGGCTCCGCAATTCCTGATGCACCCCGATGCGTTTCCGTTTCGGCGTTTTGAATTTGCGAATCCCAGCCGTCGGATCTCCCGCCGTCCAGACACCCTCATACTGCCCCCACCGACAGGCCGTGCGGACCAGCGCGAGTTCTTTATTCGCCTTCGTCGCATTCGGCTTGAAATGGCCGGCACACAACTCTCGTTGTCGCATGAGCAACTGGGCTCGTGTCGGCACCGTGGGTAAGGTCAGCACCCACTGCCTCGCAATCCGCACCAAGCGCCCGTGCGAGGGCTTCACTTTAATGGAATCAAGGTAGGCAGCGACGAGCGCGGGAAAGGTCAGCATGGCGACATCCTTTCGAGAGCGGCCAGGCCTATTCCTAGCCACTACTACGGTATGACAGAAAATCTCTTCAAAAAACTGCTAGGCAGATACCCTGCGCCTGCGGCTGACAGCCACGCGCCTACGTATAGTTAGGTATCCTAACGCAGATGCTTTGCCTGCGTCATGGTGGTCCGGGTGGAGAGACTTGCACTCTCGCTTTCCGCGTCCCAAACGCGGCGGGTTGGCTGCTACCCTACACCCGGATTGCATATCCACAGTCATCATCAGACTTGCTCTCCAAACTGTCTACGCCCCGCGACATCTCCCTACACAGGCAGGCTAGCGCGTTCGCTTGCGAGGGGCATCCTGCGTAGGCGTCACATACCGGGCCATGACTTGATCCCATCCCGCTTGCACGGCCTCATCTCCTAACGAACTCAATGTGACACGTTGCCCTCTCGCCTGTCCCGCCTCCACGATTTGCTGCGCTTGCGTATACCGTGACGGCGCGACATAAATCACCCACTGCTTCCGCTGCGTCCTCCCCATCATGCCTCACCTCCTTCCTAGAGCCGATTCGCTCCTGGTGTACAGCAGAGTATCCTATCGTGTCCTACCTGTCAAGCCTCCCCATTCGTAGGGGGTGAAAATAAATCTGTCTGACCCCCTTGACAGCTAGGGCATAGTAGGATAGAAGTATACACCGGCTAGGGCATAGAAGGGCATTACAGGAGGGTTGATCGCATGCCATCGAACACGGCGCATCTCAAACAGATCGTCACGTATACATTTTCAGCCGTCGCAGACTTTCTCGAAGCTGAACGGTTGAAAGTCCAGCACCGAACGGGACAGCGCGTCACGATGAGCGCCCACGTCCACCGGATTTTGCAGCGGCATATGATCCGTCACACCCCGCGCGCCAAGTAGGCGGAAGGAGGAGCGATGCCACGTATACGATTTATTGATGTAGGCCGTAACAAGCTCACATGGGAAGAGGAGTTGGCGAATGTGGATAGTGACTCCATGGCGCGGGCCATTAAGCGGAGGGGCGCGCTAATGAGTACCAATGTCTGGATTGAAGATTCTATCATTTTCGCAGGATTCCGCTCAGTGGGCCGAACGGAACTTGTCGTCGTCGGAAGGAACTGACCATGAAATTATCCGACGCCATTCGATTGGGCGCCACGCTGAGGCCGCAGACGACAGGCTGGGATGGCTGTGCCTGTCGGGCGGCGCTCGATGCCATTGGCAAGTGGGACTCCGGTGCAGATCCAGACAATCTCATGCACGAGCATTGGCCATGGACCGCTCAGCCATCGAATATCATCCACCCAATTTACGGGTGTCTAATCACAAATAATTGGGTCGCGGTAATTGGCTCATTAAATGGGTGGAGCGAGATTTGCTGGACCCGCGAACGCATTGCCGACTGGGTTGAAACCCTCGAACCGAAAGGAGCGCCCGATGCGCGCCAATGTGAAAATGCACGAGTCGAGCCTGTTGGAAGCACAACTGTTGCGGCGGCTGTCTCAGGCGCAGTTGCCTGAGAAGTGGCAGCCGTCGCCGGATTACGACTCATTATTCTGCTGGATTGTGGTGGGGATGCTGCTAATCGCCTCAGTCGTGGTCGTGGCGGTGCAGGGATGAACGAGTTAGAGCGAGACATGTTGGAGGCGCTGAAGGCCCAGCACGAAGCCATTGACCGGCTCTTTGCGGAACTGATTCTTGCCAAGCCGGGATTCTGGCCCAGTCAGTCGGGGCAACCGTGGACGGCGTGCCTACTCGGGAATGCGGCCATTGCCAAAGCGGAGGGCCAGCCATGAAATGCTCTTGGGAAGACGCCATAGTCGCCGTTTCTGCCGTAGGCATTGTCTGGGCGTTCGCGTTGTGTGCAATAGAGGAAAACAAATTAACTCACAATGAACGCATGGAACACCTGAAGGCCGGTCACTGCACGGACGGTTGGGGCACGTGGGGCCTATGCAAATGACCATCTCCCCCGACGACTCCCCAGCCGTGTCCGCGCTGCGGCTGAGGATCTGGAATCTGCGGACGCTCTTGAGTTGTGAGCTGATCGACCTGTGGGCGATGGATTTCGGGAAAGTGATGTTGGAGATTGCCGCGATTGAACGGGAGCGGGATGCGCTGAGGAAGGAGAAGCAGCCATGAGTCAGTGGGTTTGTCATATCTCAGGTCAGGGGGAGAAGTGGGAAGTGAAAGCAGAGCGGTACACCCCGATAGGTAACTTTTGGTTAGTCTCGGTGGGGCCTACCGAAACTGCAAGCCTTCCCAAGTCCGAGTATGTCCTCTGCAATTCGCCGGAGGTCTGGGTGGATGTCACGGCGCGCTTAATGGAGAACTCCGATCTTATGTTTACCAGCCGATGGGACGATCCAGGCATATGGGCATGCGTGATAACCATCGCAAAAAATTCGCCGTATCGCCTGCGCAAACAGACTGTACATAAAGACAGGCTGCCTATGTGGGCCTTCCTCGTGGAGCGCAAGCAGCCATGACACTGGCGAGAAGGAAGAGGATGGGATGAACGATAAAAGATGCGGAACATGTAAGCATTGGCGACCCAGTAATAACTGCGAATATCCGATTCCTGAATGGTTGAATGTTGTGGTGCATCGACTTGAGCGGTTTGTATTGCCGTGTAATCCAGTCGGCATGTTTCCGACCGTCATGCACGAAAACGAAGGCACGGAATGCCCAACTCACGAGGCCTAGCCATGACCTTCCTGACCCCTTTCAGCCCGCGCCATACCAAGCGCCAGGCGGCGATTGCCACGCGCATGGGGAAGGATTTGTTGAAGCGGCTGGACAAAGGTTATTTGGTGGACCGTCGCACACGCCATGCGGATGGCAAAAGTCGCAAGAGGATTGCCGTCCCGAAAGGATTGCGATGAAGACTGATCAATTTATTTTGCTGGAAAAGCACACGGCCACCACCTGGTTAGGCGTTGTGGTACAGGCTCAGCTTGATAGAGGAGCGTATCGAGTGATCGGTATATACAAAACTCGCACACAGGCCGACGCCATGATGGCAAAACGGGAACAGGCTGTGTGCGGGAGGATTGGCCGAAATGGTTGCGATGAGTGATCTCGACGCCTATCTTACGCGCGATCCGGCAGATGTGGACCGGTGTGAGCCGCATCAACGACCATGGCCGTGTTGGATCTGTCGGTTTGAACGAGAGATGGAGCGGGTGGAAGGGGAGCGGGAGGACATCATGAAAGGAGTTGTATGAGCATCGCCTTATTATCTGACGCAAAGACGAGTATTGAGGAAGCCAAAGCATTGACCGTGCAAAACACGTCAGGGAGACAGCGTGCCGCCGACCTCTGGGATGCAATCCGGGCGTTTCGCAAGCAAGCCGAGGCACAGAAAGAGGAAGTCTGCCGACCACTCAAGACCGCCTGGGATTCAGCGAAGGTGCCCTTTGATAGCTTCGTGAAGGAATGCCAGGGCCATGAATCGACGCTCCAACGGAAGATGGCCGAATGGGACCGTGAGCAGGATCGGATTGCACGAGAGGAACAGCGCAAGATTCAGGAAAAGATCGACGCGCAGAACGCCAAGCGTATTGAGAAGGCCGAAGCGAAAGGCATCGAGCCGGTGTTGAAGGTCGCTCCGGTAGTGCAGGCTCCTCCGAAGAGTATCGAGACGCAGGCGGGAACGACCCAAAGTCGATCCACAAAGAAAGTCTATGGCATTAAGGGTGTCAACCAGCTCGCGCCAGAACTCCGCGCAGATGATCCGCTGGTCGCGCAGCTCCTCAAGGATTATCCAGCCCTGTTTATTCTCGATCGCGTGAAGTTCAACGCGCTCGCCAAGACCGGCATGCTGGACAGCCATCCGTGCGTCGAGATGACGGAAGCATATGTCTATAGCCAACGCTGAACTTCCACGGGTCAGCACCATTCTGCGCGTGCTTGATGACGCCTATGCGGGCGTCACACAGTTGGCCATGGATGTTGCCGCGGAACGCGGAGAGGCGCTGCATCGCCTCTGCTTGAGTTATCTCGCGTCCCTGGATGGCGTACACGAGGCCCCGGTCCCGACGCCGCCCTATGAAAAACCCTATCAGACGTTTGTAAAGTGGTGCGTAGACCATGCGGTGCTTGTGGTAGCGGTCGAGGAACCGTCAGTCAATATGCTGCATGGCTACCGAGGCACGCCGGATGCGCTAGTGATTATCAAGGGCGAAGAGATATTGATTGACCTGAAGTTCACGGCAGCCATTCTCAGAATGAATCGTGTCCAGATCCAGGCCTATTGGAGACTGTTGCATTATCGCACGGCGAAGCGGGCGCAGTTACTCCATATTCATCCAATCACTGCCGAGCTGCACGTGCACTCGATCAAAAAGAATCCGCACGATTGGGCGGCATTCATCAACGCCCTATCTATTTGGAAATGGAGACAATCATGAATGAGATGGTGACTCTCGAAGCAGGGCAATCGATACGGGCGCTGACAGCGCAAGACCTCATGAACCGAGTGGAACGGATTCGAGAGGTTCAGGTCAAGGTGATGAAGGAGGGGGTGGACTACGGCACGATTCAGGGATGTGGAGATAAACCGACACTGTTTAAGCCGGGAGCCGAAACGCTGTTACTCGCGTTTGAAATGGCCGCACTCCCGGATCAGCTCACGATCAACGATCTTGGCGATGGCGACGAGGTGCGCTATAGGGTGATATGTCCCATCGTGCATGTGCCCACCGGAAAGTTGTGCGGCAACGGGGTAGGCGAGTGCTCCTCACTAGAGGAAAAGTATAAATGGCGTAAGGCCGTGTGCGATGAAGAGTTTGAGGCGACAGATCCAGACCGCCGACGATTGAAGTTCTACAAGGATGGTGGAACCGTCAATCAAGTCAGAACGAATAAGGCCGATGTCGCTAATACCGTCCTGAAGATGGCAAAGAAACGCAGCTTGGTCGATGGATCCTTGACCGTGACAGCGGCCTCACGTGTCTTCACGCAAGATGTGGAGGATCTACCGGAAGAATTGCGCAACGGAGAGCCGGCTAAAAAGTCTAAGTCAGTGCGCTCCAATGAACCGTGCGTTCCGAACTATGGGCCGGATGCCGGTAAGCCGTTTAGCGCGGTATCGCTTGAACACTTACGAGACTATCTGGCCGGCGCGGAACGGTCGATTAATGACCCGAAGAAAGCGAACTTCCTACGCAAGAATGAAAACATGCGTGATGCCATCAAAGCGGAGCTTGCGAAGCGTGAGCAGCCCGCGCCTCCGACTGGTGCGGCGGAGAGCGGGACGCAGGACGGCCTGAAGGCTTTCAGTACGGCGACTGATGACGCCGTGGAAGCCAATCACCCAGTAAGCCAGGATGCTGCGTCCCCATCTTCCGTGCAAGATTACCTCACTAAAATAAAACTGAGTCAGTCGGTGCGTGAATGCTCGACGGTCGGCAATGCGGCGGAAGCCGACGAGCGATTGTCACCGGCTGAATTGGTCATCCTGCGCGGCGCGGTCTCCAAAAAGATGAAGGAATTGGGAGCGCATAAGTAGCCATGCCGCCACGTCCCCTCATGACGACGGCGGAGCTGGTGCGTCTGTTCCAGGGCGGTAAGAGCTGCTCGTGTCTCGCACAAATCAATCGCTGCAAGGTCGAACAGATCGAGGAGGCCATTCGGCGATGGATGCAACTATACCCCAAAGGGAAAGGAAAATAATGATTACCACGTTAACGCCTGAACAGATCGCCAGATTCCCAGAGTTCATCAAGAAATGGACCGACATTGGTCTGTGCACCATGCCGACTGATCGGTTGCGCGCGGAGCATGGCATCCGCATTGCCTATGAAACGGCGAAGCTGAAAGCTCCGTTGAAAATTGTGTGGACGACTTCACCGCTAGCACAAGGACTCACGCGAGCCGTTGTCGTAGATGCAAAAGGCAAAATTGGTAAAGGCGTGCGGGCCAGCGTGTGGGACAGCGTGCGGGCCAGCGTGGGGGACAGCGTGCGGGCCAGCGTGCGGGCCAGCGTGGGGGCCAGCGTGCGGGCCAGCGTGCGGGACAGCGTGGGGGACAGCGTGTGGGCCAGCGTGGGGGACAGCGGCTATGGTCAGCATGATGCCGCATGGTTAGCCTTTTATGATTTTTTCCAGCGTGCTTGCGCGCTGGAAGAGAGAACCATGCCACTTCGCGGCCTAGTTGAGATTGCCGAATCGGCTGGCTGGTATCTCCCGCATCAACATATTTGTTGGATCACGGAGCGCCAGCGACGTGTCTGTAGGAATAGCCGTGGACAACTCCACAGCCATGATGGAATGGCGGTGGAATATCCAGATGGCTGGGGCCTGTGGGCTTGGAACGGCGTGCGTGTGAACGAGCAAATTATTCTCACACCCGACACGCTCACGCCGGAACAGATTGCCAAAGAAACTAATGCCCAAGTGCGCCAGGTGATGGTCGAACGGATCGGCATCGAGCGGGTCTGTCAACTCTTTCATGCGTGCGCGCTCGACAAGCAAGGGACCTATGAGCTACTGGTCCTCGATCTTGGGGATGGGCGCAAGCGCCCCTACCTGAAGATGCTCAATCCGAGCATCGGCGTCTGGCATGTGGAAGGTGTTGCGCCGAATATTACCACCGTGCAAGCGGCGCTGAATTTTCGTAACGGCCTGAGTGAGCAACAGATCGACGAGGTGAATGGGGCCGATTGGTATCAGCAAGGCGATGTGATTTTGCGACCGACAGGATATAGCACATTCAAATCTCACCCCATCGTATTAACGTAGGAGGTAGCATGGCGAACCGAAAGAAAATGAAACGGGCCATTCTCGCTGAGGGCGAACATACTGGGCATTTTCATGAAGCGCATGGGGCCAGTATCGCTTTTTATGATGATGGCATTTTGGCCGCACCATCCGGAGCGGAAGTGACCCACCAGGAGCATGCGCCAGTGACCCTGCCTCCTGGTGAGTATGCGCGCTCTATCGTCGTCGAATATGACCACTTCCTAGAAGAAGCGCGAAACGTGGCGGACTGATGACCGGCGCGCGGCTGATGCAGGGGTGGCTATGAGGCCTATCGTCAGCGAGGCGGACTTGCGGGTGATGGTGCAGCGGATGCAACAGGGGAGGGGCAGTACGGATGCGAGACGTACTACCGCGACGAGCGGGAGCAGTCGTAAGGCTGCGATTCAGCAAACCAACAGCCGGCGTGGCGAGTCGGCTCCCTCCCCGTATAAAATTGAGATGGTGCTTCTCGGGAAAATCCCGTCTGGGAAAAATGCGGTCAAGACCACGCGATACGGCCGGCACTATGCGAGTCAACGTTTTAAGGATTGGCGCACAGACGCTCTTGCTCAGCTCGCCATGCAATGGGATACGCGAACCATCACCACGCCCGTGCGGTTGCATTGTTTGTACTGGCCCGGCGATAGGATCACCAGGGACGTGAGCGGCATGGCAGATGCCCTCTTTCATTTATTGGTCAAGGCTGGCATTCTAAAGGACGACGGCCTGATTCATGATCTCTTGTGGTACCGTCAGGGGCTCAATAGAAAATTCCCGAAACTGTGTCTGACGATTCTGACGCTGTGAGAGGTGATGGAGGGGGCTATGAGCGACAAACATCTGCAGCACAATCCGCATCAGATCCGTGGCGTAGCCAATGTATGGTGGTATGAAGAACCAAGGGGCATGGAGTTGATTGTTGAACGTGTTGGCATGTCGACGCAGCATGTGACGATCCCCTGGTATGTCGTGCGGTTCGCACTGGCACGCAAGGATAAAAAGTAACCCGCCACCGCGGAGGACACGATGATGAAAAAATATCTCCCCGCCATGGTGGAGGTGTGCGCCACCGGCCACAAAGCGGTGCACATGCTAGAGAGTAGTGCGGACAGCTTTACATCTGATGTGACGTACTATAAAGCTGATGAGGTGGAGGCGTTATTGAAAGATGTCCGTAATGTGCTGGAGCATATTCCTGGCAGTTACGATAACTGTGTCGATGATATTGCCAGGCTCCTTCAGCAGCTTGACCCCTAACCCGCGAGCGAGGGACGCGCCATGAAATGTACGTTTAAGGACTGTGATGAGCGAGGCGACCCAGGGGAAGATGTCGAATTTTTCGCGTGCGATGGATGCCTAGATAAATTGGAGATGCTGATAACACTTCGGCAGGAAGAGAACGACTCCAAAGAAGCCTAGGGGAGGCGAGGGACGATGGCCCATTTAGAAATAGTGAAAGACGGAAAGCTCTGGTGTAACAAGGAATCGTATGAGGATGCC